GTGTTAACGTCGCTCCAAAATGTTACCCTAACACTGGCAGGATCAGCATAGCCGTCCGGATATACCTCTTGGCCATATATCTGCCATAGATAATCCTGCCCCAATGCCGGTGCCGGAGCAGGCGGTAGTGGTGCAGAATTAACACCTAATACGCTGACATAATCGTATTGTGGTTTTCCTGTGGTTTGATCTATAGTCTTAGAAGAATTGCTGTAGAAGAATCTTACCTCGTCAACGCTTTCAAAGATATAACGCTGTGCACGAGATTGCACTATCCAGCTATTAGTATTGTAGATTACTTTCAACAACCAACTAGCATCCTTGTTAGTTCCAGTTGTGTTCTGAGCATACGTGAGGTTGAAAGTTGGATTTGGACTTAGATTAGTATTGTTGATAACATACCATGTTTGTGACAACTGATCATAACCTATACCAAATGTCTGCTTGCTATCCATAGCAGCAGCAATAGAGTTTTGTTCATCTGTAGTAAATGTAGTTACAAAAGGAGCACAGATGCCAGTAACGTAGCTTCCAGTATCCGGCACACCGGTGATAGTTACTGCCCCAATGTTTGTAGATAGCAAGCCTGTGTTGTTGTTGCCGGTACCATCACCAACTACACTTACCACGCTGGTCCATGTTGCTACATTAAATGCATTAGTCAGTTGTACCAGACTTCCAGCTGCGATATATGCCTCGCCGCTGCCAGCTGTAGCAAACTGCCCGAGGCGCTGAGCAACTCCGGGATAAGAGCCAATCTCGAAGGAACCTGTGCTACTGCCTGTGCCAACTGTTGCAGCTGACCAGTATAGACCAGGAGCAGTGTATCTTGGATATGTTGCACCAACGTTATTTGGATTATAGAGATAATAGAAACCTTGCAGTTCTATAGCAGCCGTTGCAAAATTATTGCCGCCATCTATCATAGGTTGTATGTTATCTATGACATATGCTAGATTAGGCGTGCCCAGAGTTATCACTATCTCTTGCGCATTGAGTTCGCTTTCTTCATAGAGAATACCATCTGTGGCAAACACGTTGAGATTCTGATAGGTACCTGTAGGATCATTTATATCGATGTATCTGCTCTGTCCGCTATAGGTGCGGTTAACTGCCTTGACCTTTAATGCTAGACTACTCTGCAGCGGGAAGAGATTGTAATCTTCACCGTTAACCATTCGGTCTTGTGTGTAATAAACCTGTTCAGCGGCTAGTGCTATCTGCTGGTTTGTCTGCGTGGCTTGGCTGTTAGCAACCGTGTATTGCAAGCTTGTATTGAAAGCTATGCTATAGGTATTAAACAGGTTATCATTGTATGCAAAATTAAACTTGAGGTTGCTCATGTCAGTTGGACGTATCTGATATTGCAAGCCATTGCTTATTCTATACCACACACGGATCAGTCCAACAGGAACATTTCCAAAGTTACCATCAGCAAATCGTATGCTTATCTGATCAGCACCGTTGAAATCTCTGGTTATTACTGAATATATGTTCCTGACATTCTTTTCAAGACTGTTATAGATGACATTGAATCCGTTGACGCTGGGAACAGCAGTCCAATCAGCTGTTACCAACCCAACAGTATTAACATTTTGTACCCAAACATCAGTTTGGTTGATACCAGACACATTCACATCTATAACGCGATTAGCTATAGCTAGGTCAAGCAGATAATCTGCATAACCCATGTTGCCTTGCTTGAAGAATAGAAAGAATCCAGTGTTAGCACTTCCATACCCGTTGCCGTCGTTCTGATATATGATATACCAGCTGTTGACTGGATTAGGAGTACGTTCAAAGAAATATCCAGACGTTCCAAGTACAGTTGCATTACCACCGCTAGCACCGTTGAAATCCGGATTGGCTAGCTCAAAATTCATGCTGTTACCACCAACAGTAGACGTAAATCCAATGCTGCTGGTCGGTATAGCTGTGTTGTTCAACGCATAAAGATCAGTTGGTATGTTGTTGACCACACCACTCTTTGCAGGGTTACCAAAATAGTTTGTGTTGTTCAATGATGCATTTAACACCAGAATGAACTGTTCCTGCCAATCTGGATTGTTCTGATCATTCCAGTTGATTGGAGTGTTGCTGAGATTCAAACCGTTAGCATCATACACTTCTTGATTAGTGACAACCTGTGTAACCTTTAGCAGTCCAGCACTGGGAATGCTGCGCTGAGGTTGATAACTGAGCATGCGAGCAAGGCGAAAGATGCTGTCGCGACGTTGTGCAGTGTCAAGGAAGTTTTCTCGTGTATTGAGATCCATCCTAAATGCAATGCTCTGTCCTAGATAGGCCAGGAGATCAATAATAGCTACAAATTCGCTGCTTTCAATCCAATCGTTGAAATCTTCTGGATAGTTGAGCCGAATGTATTCAACCATCGCATTGCGTATGGTGGGGAAGTCATAGGCATTGAAATTGACCTGGGTAAAGGCTGTGTAAATTACCTGCCAATCTTCTGCTGCAAACAGCTGCTTCTGACGTTGTTGTTGACTAACTGCCATTTTTGTCTCTCATCATGCTATGCTGTCTAAGGAGATAGCTCTTTGGTCAAATTCTACGCTAAAGGTATTGATAACACCGTATGGTTGATATAATAACGTCATTTGAACCATGAGTCCCTGACTGAATTGTGTGACTTGTGTGTTCTGCAAGACAACTCGCGAATCAGATTGTACCACCCTGGTTGCTTCTGCTATCACAGCTTGTATCGTAGCGTCATCGAATGGCTCAAAGAGCAGATTCCATATGTTACAACCATAGGTTGGCATCATCACACGTTCACCAGGAAGCGTATTAAAATGATTGTAGAGGTCGCGTTCAATCAAGGCAACATCTGCAAAACTTTGTTGCTTGCTATTGGTATCTAGGGTACTAAACCCATAGAACACTTTTGTTGGAGCTAATATGGCCATACGTATCGGCTAACCTCTATCTATACTGTGATATTTAGCCATGATAAATATAGTGGTTAAGCGCTTATTATTGCTTATAAACCGCCGTTATTGATGGGATCGCCCTTACAGAAGTTTGTAACTTCTTTGCTACGCCTCTGTTGTAAGCTTGGCACCACTTTACCGCCTGCGTGGCAATAGCTCATCCATTTCTCAGTCACATCAAAGCTACCCGTGTTCAATATAGCAGCTATGCTATTACAGTTACCTATGTTGTACACAAAGCTTACCAACATATCAAACTGCGTCTGGCTTATCTTTACCTGAACACTTTTTTGAACTTTTGCTTCTCGAGGCGCAAGATCCTGCTTGAAAAGATCTAAAATTTCAGCATCGCTCAGTGGTGAGGTTAGTGGTCGTTTAACACCGTTTATGGTCACGTAATTACCAGCTCTTTCGTCCGGCAGCAGTAAATGTCCTATTCCTATAGTTGGCAAATGTGCAACGTCTGGATATACAGTTGATTTCTTACCTTCGGCCTTTGCTATGAACTCAACACCAGCCTGGCTTGTTACTAGACTTCCAGCCGGCACTTGATCATTGGTAGGACCTTTGTACGAATACTGCGGATTGCCTTGATTATCATATCCTTCACCTTGATAGGTTCCAGGCGGACTATTGGTATTTGGTGCGCCCTTGAGATCCAACGGTTTTTGCTGTGAACTTATGATCTGTCCAGCCTTCAGCGGCTGGTTAGTATATGGATCAACAGCGCTTCCTGTTTCTACGTGGCCGTTGAATCCTGCTGAAGTTGCAGCGTGTCCATCATATGGTTCGTGAGTTGGCAATTGGCTTACTATCGTGTTTTTTAAAGTAAAACTTATCTGACCCGGTGCACTTACTACCGCGTCTTTGAATTGTGTGTCGATAGGTTGTAGTGCTGCAGGAGCTGCCTTCGCCCCGGCAGCAGCTGGGCCATTTAAATCAATCTTTGCTCCTTCCATAACGATATTATTGGTTGTGCCAATGCTCAGCAAGCCATTGCTTTGCATGGTTAGATATCCGCCTACTGATAGATCATAGCTGCCGTACGAATAATCAAACATGTTTTTCTGAGCAGTTCTAGCCATTAATCCGCCGCTCTGGATATACATATCTCTGTTGCTAGTCACGTGCATGTCTAATGCAGCGTTAATCATAATCACACCAGCCTGAGTGGTGTTGTTATTTGTAACTACTACATTATCATTAGTGGTATCGTTTTGCAATGTTCCAGTGATTACAGACGCATTACTTACTTGCGCCTGATTACCAGCAGCAAATACTACCTGTAGTATGGTTTGGCTACCGTCTGAATTTTGCGAGACACTTGCTAATGTAGCCTTTGGTGTGCTAGCAGGTTCAGTGCCGCTTGTACT